CTAATCGAACAACCCGTTTACAAGATTGACTGCATCATCTTTTTTCTGATTGATGATTTTTGCGTACACCTGTGTCATTTTCACATCGGCATGACCGAGCAGTTTCGAGGTCGTATAAAGGTCTGCTCCAAGGGTCAGCATCATCGTGGCGAACGTGTGCCGGGCTGTGTGAAATGTAAATCGCTTGTCGATACCTGCGGCTTTCGCCCAAGGTTTGATAAGTAAGTTCATCATCGACGGACTGGGTAAATCGAACACATGATCGTCTGCTGTCTTTTCTCCTCGTTCCGGCATCCACTTCAAGGCTTCGGGAGAAAGCGGCAGATAAATCGGCTCCTTAGTTTTCTGCATGGACACCGCCAACCGATATTGTCCTCTATCAACGAAAACATCTTTCCACTTCAATCTGACAATATCGCTCACGCGCAATCCGCAGAAGCAGGAGAACAAATAGGCGGACTTCACAGCCTCATTATTCATCGGAGTGGCAATCAATGCCCGGACTTCCTCGATAGTCATATATGAACGTTTGCTCTCCGGCAGACGAATCTTATCCGAATTATTGATCTTGGTAAACGGATTAACCTTTATAATCTCCGCACGAACGGCAGCATTCAAAGCTCCGTTCAGAATGCGGTAGTAGGTGTGAAGCGTAAAGTTCGACACTCGTTTCCCTTTGGGGCGATATTCCGTCATCAGATAATCGAGGTAGTCCTGACAGAATGCCTTGTCTATCCGATCCATTGTCATCCGCTCTCCTGCATAATCTTTCAAGATGCGAATGGTAACCGAGATTTGGTTTCCGTCTTTCTTTCCCCGCTTTGCCTGATTCTCTTTATACGTATTCATCCAATCGAGCAGGAATACCTTTTCCCTGTTCTCGATACCCGCTTCTCCATTCGTCAATTCAATGATGCGCTTCGATTTGATGGCATTAGCTGCGTCCATCGTAACCTGATTCCGTTTCCGGGCATTATTGTCCGTTTCCGGGATGATATACATTTTGAGGTACTCGTATGTCCGCTTTCCGTCGCGGTATATATCCAGATACAGACTCTTACTTCCGTCACTCAACGGCTTCATCCGAAGACGGATTGGTTCTTTGACTTTCGTCGGCTTCTTTACTCGTGGCATAAGCAATTCCTTTTTTCGTTATTTCTGTTGCAAAGGTAGAAATAATAATCCGAAACAAGGAACAAACAAGAAACAAAAATGTACCGAATAAGAACCAAACAACCGAAAACAATGAAAGCAACTGAAAAGAAATACATCTTTATAAATAGCTATAAAACAGCGTATTTATTTTCATTTGTTTGGTTATTATTTTCATTTTAGATGTGTATTCTATAAATCTGGTAAATTCACTCAAATTTCTACAGGAGTATAAATTGGCTATCGCCAAAGACACGCAGGAGCAAGCCGAAAAATTCGGGCAGACAGTCCTTGATAAGTTCCTTCAACAGATTCAAGACAAATGTAATGAAACTGAACGGAAAATCCGCAAGGTAAACAGGTATATTTCAATACCTTATACAGCATTCTATATCTTGATTATCATACTGGTTGCGCTATCTTCATTTTTCGTCAGCATCATAGTAGCAAATGTGGAGATTTTACACTCGGCTGTGGTTGGGAAGGTTGTTTTATGGACTATTTTGATTACCGCAACAGGAATTACTACAATGATACTTCTTTTGAAAATATTGAACAAACCCCAATGGCAGATTACAACAAAGCAACGAGTCTTAAACCCAAAAATCAGGATTGAAACTCGTTGCTTTTCACTTCCATATCATTCTATATCCAACGGGAGTAGATTACCATCACTAAATCGGTCAAAGTCGGATTGGAACAGTCTGTCTTGAATAATCCTGTACTTTTCAAACTCTGTTTCCGCGAACTCTTTGGCAAATTCTGCTGATACGCTTCCATTATCCTGTAATATCGGGAGTTCTGCCACATCAATAAATTTATCAATACGCCTTGCCCAATCCTCCATTGTCATTGGAATACGACGTTTAGCCATATTTTCTGCCATATCAAGGGACGCATTGACTATTCTGCCCATTTCTTCCAATTCATTTTCTCGCAAATAGTTCTTTGCAATAGCCACATCGCTTTTTACAATTTTTCCATTTGGAGCATTTTCCCAAGTAGTCAGTCCCATATGCTCTTTATCCGCATTGGCCCGTTCCACTATCAGCTCCGCAGCAGTATGTCCATGTATAGCATAGTGCATCTTATTTTGTACCTTCTTGAAAAAAAGGCGAGTTGTCGGAGCATCTTTATTATAGTCTATAGCTGTAGCATAAATGTCAGTCAGTTTTTGATAAAAGCGACGTTCACTTAGCCTTATTTCCCTTATTTCAGCAAGCAAATGCTCAAAATAATCTTCCCCAATGAAAGAACCGTTCTCCATTCGCTTCCGATCAATCACATATCCTCGGATAGCAAATTGGCGAAGCACGTATGTACACCACTGCCGGAATTGGGTGGCACGAACAGAATTAACCCTATACCCGACACTGATGATGGCATCGAGATTATAGAATTTAAGCTTACGATTTACTTGACGTTCCCCTTCCGTTTGAACTACCGAGAAATACTCGGTAGTTGCGCCTTGCATCAGTTCTCCACTTTCATATATATTTTTCAAGTGAAGTCCTATATTATCTGTGGAGCAGTCAAATAATTGTGCCATAACCCTCTGCGTACACCAGATAGTTTCACTTTGGTACATTACCTGTACTCCATCTTCTTTCCCCTCAATTTGAAAAATCAGGAATTCTGCTGTACTATTCCGTATTTCTATATTTTTTGCCATAATAAAATCATTTAACATATTGTGGTAATGGCTCACAAAACATTTTATTTACGACCCTATCACGCATTAGCTTCATGTTCGTAAAATTACGACATATATTTTGTGCTATTTCCAGATAGTTATCTGAACCATCATCTTTTTGATAATAATATGGCTTTATTGAAACACAGTTTTTATGCTCAAACAAGGTGTTTAGCAGCGTTCTGTCTGAGTTACCACAAGAATGCCCCATGATATAAACTTGATATGGAGCAGATTCAATGAACTGAAGTAAATTACGATATTTCCCCGACTCTAAATACTTTATAGACTTGATATTTCTTAAGCACTCATTATCTGATTGTTTAAGGAAATCTTTATAATCCTCATCAAGCTCATCACCATAGCCAAATATTATGCTATTTGGATTATTCAAGTCTCCATGAATATGATTTATGGATGCAACTTTCAGCCCCCCATATTTGTCTGCTACTTCTGTATAATTAAAATTAAGTAGCATAATATTCTCAGGAAATATTAAATCCTTTAGGTAAATTTCTTCTATCTTTAACGAACCTACAAACTGCTTTTTGAGCTGTTTGATATCCTCAGCCATAAAGTGCCTATCGGAACCTTCATAACCATATCTACAGAGTAACTGTTGGTACACATTGTCTTGTTGGATTAAATGATCTACGTAGTCATAGTAAACTTGTAATTGTGAAATACTAACATCATCTTTACGAATATTTCCATAAATTTGACGTTGTATCTCCTTATTGCACTTTATTTTATCAGTTGTGATAGAAGAAAGATATTGAGCCAAAAGTTCCTGAGTATAATGTAATTGCTTGTTGAGTTCAGAAATAGTATAATCACAGTTGTCTGGATTAACAATTGCATTTCCTAATAAATCATAATACTCTTTTTCAATATCAACCCATCCTTTGGTTTCAATAGAAGTGCATATATTTTTTAAAAATGGAGACAATGAAAGTTCAAAGGATTTAGAGTCGTTGGCAATACTATCAATAATCTCTTTACCAGACGGTTTGTTAAAAAACTTAGGAAGACAAAATGCAAAGACATTCCAACAGCGATTGTAATTGTCTGAAGTAATTTTGATAGAACAAAGACAATCCTCTGATATAGACGTAATATTTCCTGTAAAAGAGTCAACTCGTTTCTCCCAATACCAGTTTATGAAATCTTCATACCTAGTAGGAAGCCCATGTGCCAAGTCAAAGCCGTTGCCGATAAGTATAATTCGATTCATAAGCGTGCGTTATTCTTTGTATGGCAGTGCAACAAATGCATTCAGTTTTTGGCGCAAAGTGCGCCAATTCGGAAGCCGTTTGGTCATCAACATCTCAAAAATCTTGTTATGATTATCAACTTTAAAATGACAGAACTCATGTACAATCACAAACTCAATACACTCACGTGGAACCCGAGCAAGTTCAAGATTAAAGATAAGTAGGCGCTTTGAAGGAATACAACTGCCCCATTCAGTCTTCATCTGCTTAACCTGCCATTCAAAAGGATTCTCTTCAAGTTTATCAGCCCAGCACTGAAGCATTGACACCAATTCCTTCTTAAGACGATGCCTATACCAAGTACGCATTAGCTCTGCTCTTGTTTCAATAGAAGTACTCGGTTTCAAAAACATATACAGTTTGTTACCTTTAAGTTCCATACTATTTACATAGTGAGGCAACTCTTCTACAATAAGCTGATACCGTTGACCAAATAAATAATGACTCTCGCCCGATACAAATTGCCGTTTCGTTTGTCGAGGTTGGGCAAGCACTTCCTCTATCTGAGCACGAAGCCATTCCAATTTCTGCAAGACAAAATTTCTGGCATCATCATCCGCCAGATAATCAGGCATAGAGATATGTACTCTCGCATCGGGAGGATAGACAGCTAAATGCAAATTTTTAATGGATTTGCGTTCAACCTCAATTTCGATATCTGCTACTTTTATAATGTGCATTAAAACTCAGGATTATTTATTGCAATACGTAGAATGTCATCTACATTAAAAGGTTTAGATACAGTGAATGCTTCTAAAGCCCTACGAAGTTTAGCTTTCTTTACATCATTCGTCCTAAATCCTTGCTTAGCATTAACTTTGATAAGTTGATAGACCTCCAAAGCTAACGCCACATCTTCGCCAAGATTATCAAATAATGCTTGTTTGCCATGAGTGTCGAGTCTAGGGTCGAATGCACGATTCCCAAGTTCACGAGCCAACTCAGCTATTGCTTTGAGATATTCCTTATAGTCAAGAACTCCTTGGCGATACTCTGCGAGCAGTCGATTTATACGTTCTGAGAACTTTCTATATTCTTCTGGATTACTCTCACGTTTACGGTTAACTACACGACGAACATTGGCAGTAATTGTTGAAGCAACACCCTCCTTTCCTCCAAGTGCTTCCTCAGCCTCATGTTCTGCTTCCTCTGAGTTACCGTCAAGTACAAGGTCAAGAAATGAAAAGTCTTCAAGCATGGCGAGTACCTTTGATGGCTTGGCATCTATATACATATCAAGTATGTTTCTCATCTGCTGATCATACAGTTTCATGTCAACAATATCTCCGGCACGGCGCATTATGGCATTCCGAATATTATCAAAATTCTTGATACGCTCAAATATAGTCTGCGCCTCTTCAGTCGTATAACCGGCTCTCTCCATTTCAAGCGCAATTGCAGAATAACGGGTCACAAGAATTTTTACAGCATTATAGAAAGCTTCGCGTATGGGAGTACTTCGGATAGTTGCAGCTTCTTCTTCATCAGGCTCCGTGCTGCGTTGGTTGAATACAAAGTAATCAAAAAATTCGTTGGTCGTTTTTGGATGAGCAACAGGCTCACAAAGATGCTCTACACGTTCAAGTGCCGTGTCCAAATCGCGCTTGGCATTCTCAAATCGATCCGTTAACAATCCTTCCACATCTTCCTTGTCGTAATCTGAAAATGCTCCAGTAGTGTAATCATTGACCGCATCTTCAATATTCTTAAAAAGCTGTTTGTAGTCGACTATATACCCAAACTCTTTTTCTTCATGCTCGTTGTTTGTACGGTTTACGCGACAGATAGCTTGAAACAAATCATGCCCCTCCATTTTCTTATCAAGATAGAGATAGGTAGCCGATGGAGCATCAAAACCAGTAAGTAGTTTACTTACCACAATCAGTAGTTTCATGTCACCTGGATGGGCGACAAATTGAGTCTTAGCCCATTCCTCAAATTCTTCGGGAGTGCGGTCCTTAAACATCTTTTTAGCCATCTCTGCTTTATATTCAGCCTCGCTTTGTGTTTCGCCCGAAGATGATTCTTCCGGACTCGCATCTTTACCGTTAAAACTTGAAACGACTGCACAATGTCCTTTAAGTTGTGTCTCCTGAAAGACCTCCCAACAACGATAAGCCTGATAAATGCTATCGCAAACCAGCATTGCATTACCCCAACCTTCCCGAAGGCATGATATGAGTTGCATGTCCTTTACAATGTCAGCTACAATCTTACGCACGCGGTCACGACTCGAAAAAAGATTCTTCATTGCAGCCCATCGGCTTTTCAACTCTTCTTTCGCTTTCGAACTAAGATTGCGCGTAATGTGTTCAAAAAGTTGGTCAACGGTCTGCTCGTTTTCAAGATTCTGCTCTATTTCGCGAGCTTCATAACGTAGGTCGAGAATAACCTGATCCTTAACCGCCTCATTAAATTTATATGTATGGATATAATTGCCAAAGTTTTCTCTCGATGTAAGTTTACTCTTTTGTTGTTTCAGCAATGGAGTACCGGTAAAACCAATGAGCATAACATCATCACCCATGATTTTTTTCATGGCTTTGTTGAGTATACCACCTTGAGTACGATGGCATTCATCAACAAAAACAAAAATATTTCCTTTAGCCTTAAAACCTTTGGGTAGTTTTTCGGCAAGTGCAGCCATATACTGTTCAGGTGAGCGTTTTCCTCGGAGTTTCTTCTCCTCTGGAGAAAAAGCAGATTCCTCCTGTCCTGCAATACCGAATTTATGGATAAGGGTACAAATCAAATTAGGTTCAACTTCGGACAGCATCGAAAGAAGATGATTTCCGCTTTTGGCACGAATTGGTTTATGACCGGCATCTTTGAATCCATTCTCAATTTGTTTGTCGAGCTCATCACGGTCAGTGATAATAACAACACGCGGGTCATTTGGCATATTCTCCAATATCCATTGAGCCAACCATACCATCATCAAACTTTTGCCGGCACCTTGCGAGTGCCAGATAATACCACTTTGCTTATTGCGGATGCGTGGTTTTGCTGCCTCGAATGCAAAATATTGGTTTGGACGACAAACTTTTTTGACACCTCCGTCATATACAACGCAGTCATGGATAAGACGCAAAATTCTTTTCGGTTCAAGCATCTGAAGCAATGAACGATCAAGCTCATTAGGAAATTCTGTTCTTGGAAATAGTTCAGGAATTGGTTCGGGAGTGGACGTATCATTGGGATAACTTTGACCTGTTGGTTCCTTCCAGCGTAACCAAAACTTTTCCGGAGTCAGAATTGTACCATAATGCACTCCTTCACTATCGTTTCCGGCAAAAAGAAATTGGGCAGGTACAAAAAAATGGCATATTTCATTATCTCTACCATTATTACGAATCTGTTGGCGTACACCGTCCTTAACACTAACAGTTGATTTCTTCAATTCAATAACTCCAAGAGCCATTCCATTGACATATACTACTATGTCTGGACGACGTGTATGGTATTCTTCTATATTACGGCGGACAGTTACTTCCTCTGCCAAAGAAAAGATATTATCGGCCACATTATCCTCTAGCCACTCGATAATCTTAATAGTTTTACTTTGTCCGTCATCACCTTGAATATTTACTCCATAGCGCAGATAGCTATAAAAGTTCAGATTACTCTGAAACAGCGTATCCTTATCATGGCATCGGCTTATCTCCAAATCGAGCAAGCGAAGAACTTTATTAATCTCCGTATTCGAGGCATGTTGTGTATCTTTTATAAACTGTCCAAGAATTTCGGGGATAATTGGAAGGTTATCGGCATCTTTCTTATATCCAAGATACTGATAACCACAGTAATTGTGAAGGAGATTAACAACACGGTTTTGGGTTGCGCGTTCTGAATCTACTAATGGTATCGTGTTCATATCAAACGAATTTTTCCTGTTAATAACTGCTGCATCATACCTTGACGGACTGCAATATATTTATCCCTTTTCACCTCAATTTTTTCAATTTCGTCATTCATATCAGAGAGAACTGATGCTATTTCATTCTGCTCATGCATATCTTTAGGAAGTCGAATTTTCGAAGTTAAAAATCTTCGTTTAGGAAGATTGTATCGAGTAGATCCTTGTGCTAATTCCATCATTAAATCTCTCCCAATTTTGCTGCGAAGAAGAAATGTTAGAAATCTTGGATTGATATTGGGCTTATAAAATCTTAAGCCAAAACAGAAACTATTAAGATACAAATCATCATATTCTTCCGTTACACATGAACACATACCGACCTCATCAGGGGTCTCAGAAGACGTGTTAAATATAAGGTCATTTTTTTGAACCTTATTTTGTTTTTCGCCTTTGGAAACATTGACATGCTCAAAATAATTTGGAGATATAGTATCTTTATAAATTACATTTACGAACATAATGAATTTAGAATCGCCATGTCCGAAATCAAAACCAGTTTTCCCTGAAAGTCCGTTATAAGTATATCCCAAATCCTTAAACGCCATTTCTTCCCACGGCTCATCGAAACCGGAAAGTCGACGACGAGCGGTTAGAAGATCTTGCATTACCCCCTGCATTATAGACCGTTTCTTTTCAATCAGAGTATCAAGTTCACGAATTAACTTATCTACATCGCTCAATGCTTCCGCTATGCGCACCTGTTCTTCAATAGGAGGAACGATAAATGGAAGGGTTCGATATTTTGTTAAAGATATTCGTTGACGTGTACTTCCTTGAGTATTTTCTTCGATTATTCTTAAGTACTCACAACTTTTAGTTCCATAAATAAAGTATTGCGTATTGATAGAGTCATTAAACCTAACTTTAATAGCATCTGATCCTTGTATAAAGCAAGCCTCATGATTAGGACATATTATAGATCTACCTGCCGGCATCATCTTTGCTATCAATACATCGCCTGGATTTACCAAATGCGAGGGAAGCACTTTTGCATATTCAAATGTTGTATATTTTACATTTGAATCATTCCAACCATTTTCTCCAATATTTCCTAATTGTACTATTCGGACTTCTCGTTTAGTTGTATAGTGTTCTTGCTTTAGCTTGGTTCCAAATGGTCCGTCATTCATTACAACAATTAACTCATCAATTGTTGGCGTGCCCCATGCTTTAGGAACTAACCCTAACTCTGTTTGTTTGAATTTGGTTTCAATCATAATTCAAATCCCATTTTAGCAAGGTGTGCATTTACTTTTTCTTCAAGATCTCGTACTGAAGCGTCGATGTCGGATAAGCGGCGAGCATAACGATCAACAAGAGCAGTCACTTGTTGTTCAATATCCACAGTTACATCGAAAGCCGCACTAATGGCTCCTCCAACTATAGCAGTATGCCATTTGTCGTTAACAACCATACCCTTAATTTCCGATTCTTGTAAAGTAGGATATTTTGCAACAACAAGTTTGGTCAACTTAGATATCTTTTGTTTAACATCGGTCTTAGCATTGACCAACTCTCTATTTAAGTCAATATATTGTTTATATAACTTAATGGTATCATCTGGCAATGCCGCATAATTGACAACTTCCTTCAATCGATATTTAATTGCACTTACACTTATGTCGCTAAGACGATCAAATACATTCCGATTTTTGGCGATAATAGCTTCGCGTTTCTCTTTACCAATCTTTCCTTTTTCGTTAATAGCAAGATACGCCTCTAAAACATCTTTTTCTCCCTCCAAAGGTTTAGGACATATAGCGTAGATATATTTGCTTATGATTTCGGTAACAGTATCATTAAGTTCCTCAAAGTATTCCTCCTCCATCTGTTCTATCTCACCTTTGAGTTGTGACACACGCTCTTCAGCTTCATTAACCGCATCGTTCTCTTCTTTGAAATAGTGATTGACAACAACATGAACCGGCAACAAATCGCAATTGTAATCCCTGAAGGTGGGATTCTTTTTAGGAACAAACTTTACCTCTTTAGATTTTTTATCGGTTGTAAGAACATCACACGACAATTCTACCGTCCAACCATAGCGAGAAATCAGATAACAATCATCTTGCATGGCTGAGTTCCAATAGTTGAGCAATATGTCATATATCGTGTATTTATCAACAAGCCCATCAATTTCAGAGAGCATCTCAAGGAGTGACTCACTCCAGTCTGCTATAAGTTTTTTAGGTTGGCATCCGGGAACAAGCGCAAACATCTGTTGTGACACAAGTTTATACCATTCTTCTATTGCATCAGAGAAGAATCCACTTAAAGTACAGAATTCCTTATTGTGTGTAATAGTGTCTAGAATTTCATTACGCCCAACACAAAGTTTATAATAGCCTTTCTCCAAAGGTTCAAACAGCTCGTCTTTAAGTGTCGGACAGTGCCGCCAAAGATAAGAAAAACCTTCTTCTACATCCTTAGCAGGCAATCCACCATTTAGTTTGAGGTGAGCATAAAGATCTTGTTGTATTTCAGTATCGACAGGTGTTATATAACGTGACACATTGAGATTGCAGTCATTTCGCTCGTTGGTAATTTCGGTGTAAGGTACGAACCGAGCAAAATGAGGTATGGTTTCCTCTTTATCATCAAGGTTACCATTTGCTTCGAGATTTTCAAGAGTTTCCCATGCATCAAATACACGACGAATATCCTGTTCACGAAGTCGATTCTTTGCTCCATCTTTTGCGAATCCAAAGCGAGCATCAATCATAAAAATGCCTTTTGATGTCGAAGTCTTAGCTTTGTCAATAATGATAATACAAGCTGGAATTCCTGTACCAAAAAACAAGTTTGTAGGCAGACTTATAATGCCTCTGATATACCGTTTCTCAATAATTTTCCGCCTAACGGCTTCCTCTTCATTGCCACGAAACAAAACTCCGTTTGGTAATATACAAGCTCCGCGTCCTTGAGAATTGATTGACTTGATAATGTGAAGCAAAAATGCATAATCTTCGTAACCGACTGGTGGGATGGGAGGTAGATTGTCAGAATCTCCCCATCGGCCAAAAGTGTCATTAATCTTAATCTCTCCCTTTATCCATCCTTTCTGAGAAAATGGTGGATTGGCAACGACATAGTTGAATGTTTCCAGTTGATTTGATGTTGATTTGAAGAATGGCTTTTCAATAGTATCTCCGACTTCTAACTCTGGGTCGTCATAACCATGAAGATACATATTCATAACCGCCATACCTCGTGTTGCCCCATCAAGTTCTTGGCCAAATATAGAAACGCCATCACGATGCTTGGTATATTCCGCAGCAGCACGAAGCAACAATGATCCCGAGCCGCAAGTCGGGTCATATATAGAAATCTGTGGCCGATTGTCTTTATGTATGCCTATCAGACGAGCCATTAAGCGAGAAACCTCGGCAGGAGTATAAAACTGACCTTTCTTTTTACCACTCTCTGCCGCAAAATTCTTCATCAGATATTCATACGCATCTCCGATAAGATCGTCATCGCCAGCACGGTTCTTACTAAAATCAAGGAAATCCCGCTGAAAAACAGAAATGAGGCTTGTCAATGTATCAACCTTAGCTTTCCCTGTCCCGAGTTTAGTTGAGTCATCAAAATCAGCTTCATTGATAATGTGATCTAATCGAGGATTCGCTCGGGCTATAGCATGAAGTTTTTTCTGAATCTCCTCACCTATGTAGGGTTTCCCCTTAAGAGCAACGATGTCATTGAAAGAGCATCCTTCAGGAAGGTCAAAGAATATGTCTGAATCAGATTGAACCTTATCACTGATGTACTTCAAAAACAACATAGTCAACACATAGTTTTTGTATTGACTTGCGTCCATGCTTCCGCGTAGGATATTGCAACTTTCCCAAAGTATGCTATATAATTGAGTCTTCTTTATTGCCATAACTAAATTTTTGTCTCACCATTTATGAGTTGACGAGGGTCAACATTAAGTAATTCTGCAACTTTAACCAACATATCAAGGGATGGTTGCGACTTATTGGAACACCATCTTGAAATTGTATTCTCGGACTTACCCATTTGCTCTGCCAACCATCTATTGGTTTTTTGCTTTTCTGCAAGTACCACTTTTATTCTATTCAGCATCATTTGTTGATTATTCGACATTAGTATTTAAATTATCCTCGTTAAATTGCAAACAAAAATACATCAAATTCCCCATATAGCCAAGTATATAAGCGACAAAAACATCATTTAAAGGAATGGCTACAGTTGTCATAAAGCTATGCAAAAAGAACACATGTGCCGTTTTTATCTATTCCATCAATGAATTTCACCTTATCAAAATAATTATGCTATACAAGCATAATGCTTGTGTGGTATAATGCCTCAATCATGGCTTATTACTCAATCACATACAAATCAACCCCATACCTCATTCTAATTGGAAATTTGGCGCATTTTTGCTTGGTAATTTGGCACGCAGAAACAGTTATTCCTTACATCGTTTATCCAACACTCCGGCAAACATATCCATCTCTCTCTTGGGAATGCCCAATCGTACAACTAATTCTCTCCATCCTTTCACCTACCCAATACAATGACGAATTTGTTACCTCATTAACCCGACAACATCTTCCGGTAACATGGCGTTTCCTACATCATCTTTTGGCGCATTCTTAAGAAACAGCATCGGAACGATAGTGTAGTTCTTGGCAAACGGCAACAGATTAGCTTTACGGAGAAGTTCGGCTGTTAACTGTTTCCCATTCTCTTGAGTTGTCCATTTGCATTCGCCAACTAGCAGATACTTCTTATCAAGCGATTCTGCCATTACATCAAATTCGACTTGTTCAGGTTTCTTATCATCATTGAGGACAGCCCCCCACCAGCGTTTTGCCTTACCATAAACTACACCATTGACAAGATTACCTGTTACAGCATCCCTGCACAATTTTTCCCACTGCATACTCACATATTCCGAGAAATGGGCATTCAAAGCCTGTTCAATGGGCAAGCGACGACCAAGTTCAATGAACGAGCGATTCGGAACAACAAACTGGTAATAGAATGCCATAAAAGGATCGGCGATCTTATAAAGGCTCTTTTTCGCATTCTTTTCATCAATCCCAAACGGAACATCTTTTTCCAAGAATCCGAGATCGATAAGTTTCTTTAATGGTCGTGACAGATTTGTTGCCGGTTCATTGCATCGTCCAGCAATCTCAGAAAGACGATTTGCACCTGTACCGATATAAGACATTATTGTCGAGGTCTTGACAATATCCTTAACATGATCTTGAAACAGCTTTATAGGTTCTTCGTAAAGAGTGCCATTTACTGACAGAATATTATGCCACAATGCGTCATCAAGCGAATTTCTGTTTTCCCTTAGTTCCCAATAACGCGGCACACCTCCCCATACGGAATACTCCTCAATGGCATTCATGGCATCAAGATTCAAAGCCTCCTGAATATACGGCAAACGTATAGGCGCAAGCCTCATTATCTCATCAGCACGACCATAGAGAGGTGCAGTAGAATCAAGAAACAACCCATACATCATATTTTGAGAAGAACCACAGAGCACAAGATTATACTTCAGTTGCTTCTCATCAACAAGTTTCTGCAATATAGACGGCAGTTCCGGAGATTGTTCCACAAGATATGGAAATTCATCCAAACATAGAGTAAAACGTTTGTCTGTTCGATAATTGACCGCACGAAACATAGATTCCCAATCCGGATATGTCAGTTTATCGAAATCCAGAAACACTTGCGCTATTACTTTTGCAAGCAATACTCTCTGATGTTGCCCTTCAGAACGATCGGCAAGAAAGTAAACATCATTATCCGATAACACTCTTTTGATAAGTGTTGACTTACCTAATCGTCTACGACCATACATGACGACTAACGAAGACTTTTCTCTCGCAAGAGCATCTTTCAAACGTGCTGCTTCATCTATTCTGTCAACAAATTTCATACACTTTATTTATTATGCGATACAAACATAATGTTTTTATAGCATAATACAAAATTTCAAGCCTTGTTTTTATCCTCACATGAACATTTTTAACTTTTTCATGGGCGAATATAAACTTTATCCCTTTTTTGAAGCTCGTTTCCTTGTCTTCAAACTCAAATCTTGCAGGGCTTTTCCCAATTTATCTTCTTTGGCTAACCACAGAATATCATCGTCAAGCTGTAAAGCATACAGAACACGCAAGTAAATGCCGATTGCAACTGTCGGTATGCCTTTCTCTATTCGGGATACGGTTAACGGAGAACAGGTGGCACGTTCAGCCACTTGAGCCACACTCAAATTCCTGCGTAAACGAGCCAACTTAATCTGCTCCCCTACAACCTGCATCTTCTGCTCCAGTTTTCGGGGTAATTTGGTTCCCATTGTATTCTTTGCCATATCTTTATCTATTTAAGGTGCAAAGCGACCATGCCGATAACTTTACCATAGTCAATCTATTATATAATATGCAAAGATGGCGATTTTGATTTACTTAATGATATATTACACATACAATATCTGACATTTTTCAGTCAACATCGAAAAAAAATCCAGTCTTTAGACGCATATTCCTTTTCAAACTCTGCCTAATCTTCCTTTATACGCTCACGAAAATTCTCTTCGCTATCATTGCCACTCATCATCCAATCTACGCGAGTTGCATATATTTCTGCTATACGAATTTGCCGATATGCCTCCTTCATTACATTTATCGTTTCATCTGACAGTTCCAATACATCAGCATCATCTGGATAGCGGTCATAATAACAATGATGAATTGAGTATAATACCGGAATTCGTTCACCGTCAGAAGTGCCAGACATATATCGCATTGTTGATTGGAATATTACTCCATCTACGAAAAAATGCTGCTCTGAATATTTTTGTTCTGCCTTGACGATAGTTTTATCTGTCAGAAGAAAAGATTCCGCATCTTCATAACTGGCAAAGCTCATATAGCTATGGTATGAGCCAAAGCTATCTTTCTCGTAAATAGTCCAATAATCTTTATGTATCTTCCTGGCTTTGGTTGTAAAGTTCTCGCAATATCACGCTCGATAGAATTAGCTATCTCTCCGAAGGCAATCATATGCCGATTAAAATATCCTCCACTCATAGTTATTTATGTTCTTGGTATTTATTCTACAAGATTTTTAATCTTGTCAATTACCTTCATGATTTCAGTAGTGTCAATAGACCCATTTTCATGATCATGAGTCGTGAAAAGGTTTTCACCTTCTATGAAACCTATAGAATTATAGAATTTCAATTTCTTTTCCCATGAAGTCTTATATTCTGGAACTGTAAGCATACCCAGATGTTCCCAGATGATAATCTCATCAGAAAGGTCTACAAAAGTGAAGTCGGGAAGGCATTGATGTCCATCTCGATTAAACATTTCTTCATATTTAAACTTGATGTCGGCAGAGATAAGTTCGTTTGCGATAATTACTTCTGACTTACTACGAACCATAAGGTTGGGATTTTTTGTCCGATGTATCAGGCCTTCAACATAAGGGATTGAGGACTTATTTTCTCTTGCCACAAGTTGTTCGAACATATTTGAATTTCTTTGTGCAAGAATAGAGGCTTGAGGCTTCGTTTTTTCCCAAAGCCAATAGACATTATCTTGTATGAGTAAAATCAGTTTCTTTTTAGCTCTCGTCAATGCAGTGTAAATTAACTCACGTGTGAGAATGCGACCAGACTTAGGCAATACCAGCACCACAGTATCGAAATCGCTACCCTGACTTTTATGAATCGTGATAGAATATGCAAGTTCTATTGGAGTTTCACTATCTTCTCCGGACACGCCTCTTTTACCGAAAGATTCATTGGGAATACCGGCGTAAATCAAATTCGCATATCCTTTATAAATAGATCGCACAAAACCAATTTGACCGTTAGATAACTGATATTTTTGATGGGATGGGTATGCTTCCACTTTCTCATTTTTAAGTTGCATTATCTTATCTTTGGGATAAATCTTCTGTGTTGAGAATTGTATAAATTCCTTATCGTATGTTCCTATCCATTTCTGAACACATTCATTAAGATGCAATGCCCCCCAGATAGGATTCAGGACAGGGGTGAGGACTTGCACAGACTCAATCGTGCTAGGATTTGCCGCAAGCGATTTGATGGAGTCAATACCTAACCGATGCTGAAGAACGGCAGATAGATTATCTTCAGTACACCCCAATTCAATACATAATGCTTCCATCAGGCACTTTTCAAGGTCGCTTTCGTCTGTCCAAGTCATTACCTGCAAATCTCCATTAAGGTCTCCGGTAGCCATCTTATTGAATATTTCATCAGCCCCTTTCTTTGGTTTCTTGCTACTAAACCATGATGCAAGTGTTAAAATATCAGATTCGCCAGTAGTAATTGTACGTACTACCGTTTCTAGCGATGTGATTGCTGAATTTAATACTGGAACTGTTTCCTTGTTTTGAAGGCGGTAGCACAAATCAGCAAATGGTCTGCCTGCCCCTATCGGAGGAAGTTGGCAAGGGTCACCAATCAATATAAGGCGATTAATCTTAGCGAGATCTAACGCTTTTAAAAGAATATACAAATCTCGCGTTGTCAACATAGAACATTCGTCAATAATCACATTGGCAGCATTGGCATACTGTCTTCCGTTCGGATTGTCAATAGCTAACATTCTATCCCAATCAAAGAAACCTTGACGAACGAGGAACTGAGCAACGGTTTGGGCTTCAACACCCTTACCCATTTTGCCTAATCGAACTCTCGCTTTTCCTGTAGGGGCAAGTAAAAGCACGCCTTCGTTTTTTATTTGTGAACAGGAAAGAAATGTCTCTACTACGGTTGTTTTGCCGGTACCGGCACCACCTGTTAAGACAGAGAGTTTTCTATCCGTCATCATCTCCAACGCTTCAATCTGCTGTCTCGTTGCTTCACGGCTATTCTCGTTATTTTTGTCATAATGTGATGATGACATGGCACGAGTTTCCCAGTCAACGTTCAACTTATTACGCACAGAACTTTTTGCTCTGGCCAATAATCGTTTGCTCAACCAACGCTCCATTTCTGCGTATTCCTTTAGCTGTAGTGCCTTAGGATTGTCGTCAGGGAGATAGACCAACTCATCAGAGAAAAAACCTCGGACGGTTAAGAAATAGTCGTTTGGTAATAAAGAATTTGCATCAGAAAGAGTATCACTTACATGTTGTTCCAACTCGGCAATGGATAATAACGTGTCTCCATCGTCAAGAGCAGAGCAAAGACGTTCAACAGTCATGGAACGTAATCGGCGTTCATCTATCAAAGTACGAACAGCAAACGGTGCCGTTGGAATGTTTTCACCTTGAATGTCTACATCAGGAATCACACCAAAGTCGATAGTTTGTGTGTTCACACGATTATCGTAATCCTGAGCACATTTTTCGCTTATGATATAGGGATTAGTCAAAAGTTTTTCATAAGTCTCAGCATTGTTGGCATATTGCCCTATGATATCTGCATCGAGTTCAAATCGGGAAAGTAGCTCAAGCACTCTTTTTCCTTCATCTGAACGATACTCCCAAGATTTCTTATACGCAGGTAGTTCTGAAAAATAAACTGTATTGGAAACAGGTAGCTTCCCTGCCATTAAGTCATTGTAGTATCTCCACGGATTGTCTTTTTTCCCACATCCGGCAGTCAGAATATCCCGTTCTATCAGATATGAATAGTTTACGCCTATCGCTTTGAGGCATTCTGCAAATGAAGGGAATGGCGAAATCGAAGACTTAACCTTGGCTATGCTGTCATTTATCCAGCGTAATTGTAACTGCCAGTCGCCTCCCACTAATCCATGCTTCATAACGGACTCCAATGCCCGCCTTGCATTTTCAAGGATGATGAGCATTGATTGATTGCTAATGAATTCACAACCGTAAGATAGTTCATTGAAGATACGTTCTGTATTTCCAAGCTTATCAAGAGAGATTTTAATTTCGTCAAGGGCTTCCTCTTTTGTTAATCCTGTCTTCTTTTGAATATAGTCCTCATCAAGTTCCAGATATTGGTTGTATGGCAACAGAAAGCCTTTGGAGTCCTTTAATTCCTGCCTTATAGAATGTTGTACAACCATTTCCCATAAAGGATATGTGTAATCGGCCTCTGTATCGTATAATTTTATAGATGCCACAGAGGTTACCTCTCCCATACCGACAATCATACGGCGGCCTTCATCATCTACAGGATTACCGTTTTTACAATAAAAGACACAGATTGACTCATTAGCTTCAATATTCCCACGAAACCACTTCAGAATATCGATTTGACGCTCTGCACCATATAGCCACGATGAATTGAACGGGGATTTTTCCACATCATGAAACTCCGGATGCCTATCACTCAACCACGATTGAAAATCAAGAGACATATATCTAAATGGAATAGCTAAAGCAGAATATGCAGGGATTTCAATTGTTGTTGGCTTTAAAACGTCATGTCGCCCTCCTTTGCCCGCATACACGTGCTTAAATTCCCGTTTATATGAGTGCTGATTCATAAAACCACCGTTTTCGCTTGCACAAACGGGACGTTCATGCTGTGGAAGTAAACTCCAATCCTCAGAAGCATGCAAGCAATCAGCAGTATCCCGCGACATGGATATTCTTGGGAGAACCTTACAAAATGTACTACAAGCAGGATTCTTGCATACATGGCCATTCCAATTAGAATCATGCCAAGGAACACGTATAGAAATATGTTTCATTTGTTATAATATAAATAGATTCCAATAAACAATTATTAAATCAAGCCAAGATCATTTAGAAACTCTGGTCAAATGTCATTGATAATATACCTTGTATTTCCTCAAAAATTTCCACTGCCTCCTTTTCATTTAACCCAACTTTTACCATCACAGCAAATAAATCTTCTTTTGTAGGTTCAATGCGATCATTGATAGAAGTCGTACGGAAGCCATTTATGCCATCACTTGGCAACAGGTCGAATGCCGGAGCGAAATGCCAATTGCCATCACAATAGATGAAAGCAAAATTCTTTGCGTGGTCATCTTTGTTATCAATCAAGTAGTTGAATACCATAAGACGATACACTTTCCACATTTCAGCTACATTATGTGTCAATGCTGCGCATACTTTAAAGACATGTAAGTAGTCGATACTTGGCAGCCGATAATCAGCACCTATCAATCCGGCAACACTTACCACATGTAATTTTCCATCCGGTGTACGGTCAAATCGCTCCACGCCGAAATACTTATCCTCGAAAAGTCGTGTTTCCGGCATCTCAATTCCACACTTTTTGGCAAGAAGAGAATAACGGTATTCGTCCTCACCAATCTGTTTGGAATCTCTCTTTGCCCGGAACTTCACCAACCACTCCTTACTGTCATAACGAGTAAAGATTTTGGGACGTGCTCCACCCGGAGAACCACCCCTATATTGAAACTCCTCAATTCCCTCTCCGTTATAATTGTCGCTATCAAGAATCTGTTCCGCCTCCAATGCCAATTTTTCAAAATCTGCGTACTCTTGCTTTGATACAACACTCTTGTCTGGACGAAATTCCAATGCACCGCGTCCAGTAGAACCGACCAACGCAAGACGGTCAAGTAGTGACAGCGTTCGTGGATTGACCCCGTTCCGCTGCAGGTATCTATCAAGAATTAGCAATCCCCACCCATCAGGCAAACAATCGTCAAAAACACCGAATCCACCATCAAACGGACGAGGTTTTGCTATAAATACCCCACTGCGCAATGGTAACTCAAACGGAGATATAGAAAAACCAGAATTGAGCCACTCTGCCGAATATTCAAATGCACATAAACTCTCTTTGGTTAAAGCCAATCTGCCAACCAGTCTATTATCATATATTACCTCTATTTGTTTTATACTATTCATTTTTCTTCCCTCTTTTACGGATAGCACCTTGTTCTTTCAGTACATCATCCAATGATTGGTATTGTCTTTGTGCAAAAAGAGCATCAAATTCAGAAAGTGCATTTAATGCAAATCCTATCTGAAGCAATCCCCTCAGCGAAATTTCTCCTGTCTGCTCAAATCTACGATATGTGGCAAACTTGACCCCGGCTCTTGTAGCCAACCCCTCTTGTGTCAAATCCAGTTCAAGCCGCCTTGCTTTAACTCTCGATGCTATCTGCAATGCAACCTCGACCGGACTGGCGACATTAAACGCTAATATATTATTCATATCATCACAACAACCAAATTTACAACCAAAATATTATTCATTACAAAGATAGAAATAAATCCTCATTCACACATCATATCAGAGAATGAATTTTGCTGCCAAAAGAAATAACGACTTTACTTTATCTCCGTATTCGTATATACGCACATTAAAGTAAAGCTAAAAAAGGGAAGAAAAGAGACGGCTCCGCCAAAGCCGAACTATACTCGCAGACTTTCTCTTTTGGCTGCAATAACAAGCTAAAATATCCGTGAACCTATCCACGATTTTGCTGCCACAATCGGCGAAATAATCACCGATATGTCTTATCTTTGTGAACCGGGGGTTACAAGGACTAAAAGGGCGATTTCCCTCTTTTCCCCTCCGTTTGAAGACAAACTAAGGTTAAAAACGTTAAATCTTCAATTTTCGGCGAAAAAACAAGTAAATTTTTGAGCCTTCTATCTTTTAAGTTGTAAATTACTGGCAATAAATCAGTTTAATATGCTGCATCGGCAAATAACCGAATGAAAAGAAAAGCCAAGAAAGAGCAAATATAAATCCGTAAAACGCATTATATCAGCTATTTTTAAGAGAAATTCATTTTCTCTTTTTCTTCGTGTTTTCTGTGCATTTACATATTTTTTCGTTATTTTTGTCCCCAGATTGTCCCCCGGAGGGACAGCGAGGGACAAAAAACTGTCCCCCGAAAAGGAGGGACAAACAGCAAGAAGTATTTAATAAATTATAGAAAACAGATATGGCAAAGCAGACTATAACGCAAAAAGAACCCGTGAAACTTCGGGAAAAGAAGTTATCGAACGGCAACATAAGTTTGTTTCTCGACATCTACCGGAATGGTAAACGCCACAAGGAATACTTAAAACTGTACCTGATAGATGCGAAAACGCCCATAGAGAAAGAACAGAATCGTCAGACATTGGCTACTGCACAAGCGATAAAATCCAAACGTCTGATTGAGATACAGAACGGGGAATACTCGTTCACCCATCAGTTCAAGGAGAATACTCCCTTCTTGGAGTATTACCGCAATATGGTGGAAGAGCGTCGCAAGAATCCGGATTCAAAAGGTAACTGGGGCAACTGGAGAAGCTGTCTTCGTTATCTCGAAGTCTACTGTGACGACAAAACCACATTCCGTGACGTTACGCCGGAGTTTATCATGGGATTCAAGGAGTTCTTGGAGAATGTGGAAAAGGATACGCACAAACGTGTCGGACCACGCAGGGAGAGGGACACGTTTCAGGGACTGTCGCAAAACTCCAAAGTGTCCTACTTCAATAAACTGCGGGCCTGTATCAATCAGGCTTTCGATGAACGGATCATTCCTATCAATCCGCTCCGTGGCATAGAAGGGTTCAAGGCCGCAGAAGTAAAACGGGATTACCTGACACTGGAGGAAGTCAGGCTGTTGGCCGCTACTCCTTGCCGTTATCCTATCCTGAAACGCGCGTTCCTCTTCTCATGCCTTACCGGGCTTCGTAAAAGCGACATTCAGAAACTCACGTGGAGCGAAGTGCAAAAGTTCGGTGAGTACACGCGAATCGTGTTCAAGCAGAAGAAAACCGGCGGGCAGGAATATCTCGACATTACTCCGCAGGCAGAGAAATATCTCGGAGAGAGAGGCAACCCTGACGATTTCGTATTTGTGGGATTTACATACGGTTCGTGGACTTCTCTCGAATTGCAGCGTTGGAGTCTGACAGCGGGACTGAAGAAGAACCTGACTTTCCATTGCGGAAGACATAGCGTATTTTCTTTCTCGCTAAAATTCAAGCACTTGCAAAATATTTCAGCTTAATAGGTAACGATTTAGAAACCAGCAAAATTCTGTATTTCACCTCGTTTTGCAGTAATTCAAAAGAACGCTTTATCTATTGGCAAAGGTAACAAAATTTATTTGATTAACAGTTTGTATTTGTGAGTTATTTCTCTGCTAAATTATAAAAAATATATAGAATCAATTGCCACCAGTAGTTTTCATAGGTTTCATTAATCACTATAATTTTGACAAAGTACAGAAACGATAATTTAATCGTATACTCAAAAAGGCAGTTCATCATCTATTATTGTTGGCGGCTCTTGCCGATTACGCACCGCTTTCATAAGACGAGAAATTAGCGAATCAGATTCTTTCCCATGATACTTGCGCATATAATCTTCTATTAAAACCTTTTGAGCAGCAGAAGAAAAATTACGGCGATGGGTATCATCCACTTCCGAATGACATTTGATACACAGGCATTCAAGATTACCTTCTCGATTATCTGTTTTCACACCGTTCTTATGGTGTGTTTGCATATAAAAATGGTCGAAACCGTCCTCAACATGGGTTCCACAGCGTTCACAAGTAAAACTCTTTTTGGTGCGATAGTTGAGAGATATTTCTTCCCAATTTTTAACATAACCAAAAATATCTACATCGTACTCAGCAGGTTCTTCTACATCCCCTGCTTCTTTTAGAATTTCTACAAAATCGGTGGAATCATTCACTCGCATTGCTTCTTCATCCATCAACAAACGCTTGCAGTAACCACATAGTTCCATTCCCTCAACTTCCACTTCTTTATGAGCATTTCGAGAATACACTTTTATTGGTTCTGCATTGGCAAAACGGTAAGCTTCCCGTCCAAAGTTTTCGATAGCTGTGCATTTACAAACGTGAAACTTAGGTTGGCTGACATGTCCCTGCCATTCAAAATAGAAACGAGCCTTATACATAAAACCACGGCGTTTAACTCCTTCATCATCAATATAAAAAATTCCACCATCTTCAAAGAGAATGCGCTCACCGATGTCTTCAGGCAGTACATCAACTGTACCGACTGAACGCCAAGCACCAGCAGTTCCAATCTGTATTCCCATATCAGTAAGGCTTTTCTTAAAATTAGGAAAGTCACAAATCGGGTCAGTATTGAAGAACCAATCTTCCTCTGCGTCTATGTCAAAATCGAAGCTCATTTGGTATTCTCTTTTACAAAATTCTCAAGAATTTCATCACCGGAAGTAACTATTCGAAACTCCACACGTCGTGAAGAAGTACGGTCTATAGGTTTACCAGAACAAATAATAAAATCTCCATCTGCATCAAGAGCTTTTCCATAAGAAAGCCCATTGGCAGTAAACCAATATTCAAGTAATTGTTTCTGTTTATCCGAATACATTTCAAACTGTGACATAGAGCGAAAGTATTTAACCACCGCCAATGCTCTATCTTGGGAAAGCATGGCATTGGCTATATAGGGGTCTGGATGTCGACTTGGCATCGGTACATCATCTGTATGTCCCTCAATACGAATTTCTTGGATATTAGAACGTAAACTATCATTTAACAGAATATTGAAATAGCGGGGTAAAAACTCTTCTAGAATTTCCTTGAAACGAGGTGTCAATTCTGATGACCCTGTAGCAAAAAGAACTGTCGGTTCTTTAAATTTCATAGTAAGGTCCTTGCCTATTGTCATTTGCCATTTGAGAGTGTCACCTTCAAACTCTTTAACAAGTTTATTGTGCAACTCATTCTTGGTTTCCACATAATCAGTAAGGACGGATTGATTCTTTTGTACACGGCTAATGTAGGCGATTGCAACAAAAAGAAAAATCACCATCAATCCTGTCATAAGGTCTGAAACTGACAACCATACATTCGTTTTAGCCATATCTATCTGCGTTTACCTATTTGTTCTACCATCTTAGTAATACAGTTATCAAGTTCGGCAAGAGTAGCACTTAGGCGACCATAGAATTGACGGTCAAGCGAAGTAAGCTGCGAATTGAGTGTTTGTGACCCCTTTGTTATGATACCAACTCCTTCTTCCATTTTATCTTTTGTGCCTTGCCAAAATTGTTCCCCATAATCACGTATTTTGTTAAGTTCTTCAAGTTTCGCAATGAGAAGTTGTACTCCATCCACGAAATTACGTTGTTTGCGTACCCATTCGTTAAGTTTTTGAGTAGATTCGTTAAACGATTCCATATTAGATTTGGAAAGATTGGCAGTTTCATGCAGTTCCTTGGTGACTTCAATGAACCTCTTGTCCTCAATAATAACTTGGTTAAGCGCATCAACAAGCTGGTGTAATTTACCACCTTCACTAACAAGAATAGACGTATCATCCTTTACGCGGATAAGTGAAGAAGAAGTAGCCTCGAAATTATCAGACATATCTTTGTACTGACGAGTAAGCGAGGTTATCATTTCTTTATTCTCCTGTTGCCAAAGATTGAGTTTCTCCACTGATTTATTAAGCTGGTCAAAATTTTCTTGAATGAGTTTGTTAATAAGCGCGTTCATTTGTTTTTGAAATTCTTCGGTCACTTTTTTCATTACATCGACAAGAGCTTCGGTATTACTCTTCTTGAGGAGTTCGGTGAATTCATTGAATTTCCTTTCTAATAACTCATTTGTTTTGGTCATATTATCTTCTATCTCAATGACCTCGCCGTGTATTATTTCCTTTAGTTTTCCAACCTTTTCATTAATTTCGTCTTCTGTACCACTTATACCAGAGATTACATCAAGGATTTCTCCAAGATGATGCGTATACTCGCTAACTTCTTGTGTATATTTCAATACAGAATTAATAGACACAGTTTGTTCATTCGTGGCTTCTTCAAGGTTCCCAAATGAAACAAGCATAGAAGAGTTTACTTCCTTTATATCAGCAAGAGTGTTCTCTTGGCTACGTTGTAAAACAACCAACGAGTCAATGGCGGAGGTCATAGTTTTTTGTGTTTCCGACATCTTAGACATTACCTCACCAACTGTTCGGTAAAAAGCCTTGCGGTCAGCCTCTTGTTCTGTCAGTTGTTTCTGAATAGAGTGTATCGTTTCTGTATTGGCATCGCTCATCGCTTTTACCGCTTTGGTTATTTCACCAGCGGCTTGATTTATGTCGGAAACACCTCCGTCTTTTTCATCTTGTTTCCTACTAATAAAAGCAGATAGAATCATAGAACCAACCATACCTGCCAAAGATGTAAAGAAGGCTGTTTTCAAGCCATCAAGTAAATCAGGGATAGAGCGATCAAGGTCTGTGGTGTCGAAAGCCATCAAACCTTTGGTTATTCCCCAAAATGTACCCAATACACCAAGGGTGGAAACCAAAGAGGGAAAAAATTCCACCATCCGGCGATTAGCCACTAATTTCTCACTATTTCTATATCTAAATACAATAATGGAACAGAAAATAAAAACAATAAAAATGCTACATAAGCAAACCCATGTATCAATTGAAATGGACAAGTTCATAACGAAATCTTATTTGAGTTGAAAATTCAATGCTTTACAATTAAATATATAAGTAATGCCTGATTACATCATACATACTCATAGGTTCACCGAAAGTCGCATATAAGGTCTTATGTGACATTACATTTAACTTGTCTAAGTCTGGTGCGTTAAGTTCGTTTCTTTTCAATATGTCGAATAATCTCATTATTACAGATATTTTATTATTTCCTTATTCATCTCTTGCCAAGAGACGGTTACTAAGAATTATTTTGTTGAAACAGAGTGGTTTGTGAATTTTTAAAGTGGAATTTCGGTAAACATACAGTATTTTTTGCAAAACAAAAACTTGGCAATAGGTTAGATTTTCAGCGTTTTATGAGCTAAGAATCATTATTTTGCGTAACTTTGCATTATAATATCCGTCTCTTGGCAAGCGTTGGACTGATTCGCAAAACATTCACGGTTTTACAGCAAATCCAATATCTTCTTATTAGCTCTGTCCACCACAGAAGTATCCAGCGAAGCAAGATAAATCTGCGTGGTGTTCTCTGAATCATGCCCCATACCTTCGCTGATGACAGAGATAGGTACATTGCGGCTTTTGGCAATACTTGCCCATGAGTGCCGCCCGACATACATTGTCAAGGGTATCGACAAGTCCAACTGTTTTCCGATTTTCTTCAACAGATGGTTCACCCTATGCAGTTCGTTGGTGTATTGCTTCCGATAATCCTTGTTCCTTTTTGTGATGATAGGTAAAAGATATTCCGTTTCATTTATCGGGTATTTGTCAACAATCTCCTGCATACATCTTTCCCATTTGATGAAAAGTTGCTGCCCCGTCTTTCGTCTGCGGTAGGAAAGGATACCGTTCTGCAAATCCTTCTTTCTCAGATAAGCCATATCTATGAAAGACATTCCCCTTGTGTAGAAACAGAACAGGAACATGTCACGGGCAAAGTCAAGATTGGGCTTCAACGACAAGTCCAGCCCTTTGATGCGTTTAAGATCGTTAAGTGATATGGCTCGCTTCAAGGTTTTTTCCACTCCTGTATAAACAGATTTGAATGGATGCCGCTGCCCTGTCAGCCCGTCTTCCACCGCACGGTTATAGACCGCTTTCAGAACGCGCATATAGAACGATATTGTATTGGGTGAGTTGCCTCTGCCTTTCAGATAAGCCTCATATTCCGCAATCAAGTCAGCGCTAATCTGGTTAAACAAGACCTCCTTGTCATTCATAAAACCGTTGAAACTTCGGAATGCCGCCGTATAGGTTTCCGATGTGCGTATCTTACCCAAGCGTTTCAGCCTTGCTATCTGCTGACAGATGTAGGCATTGAACGATTGCTCCTGTCTGTTATCCTGAAAACGCATGCCTATATCATCCGCCACAAATGTGCCGGATTGGGATAAGGCTTGTATAATCTTGTTCAACCTATCTTTGTCCCATCTGATACGTGAACTTATCGAAAGCAAATGATTGTTCCGCTCTTGTTCATTTGGAACACGGTGCAGGATGACCGCTTCGGAATGGCAGTCCCATTCCGAAGCGAAAAGTTTATAGTCGGTATATATCTGCCTGACCACACGGTTGTGAATCACCTGATAGTAGAGTGTGCCCTCCTTGCCGCCTATGGTGGATGGGCGAAACTTGACCTTGACCGATGCCATATCAGTCCGATTTGGATTGGTAACACTTCTCTAACGCCCTTGAAAGTTCCACAATCTCCCGGCTCAGTTTCACAAGGTCGATGGTACACTTCTCCAGCTTGTAGAGCAACGCCATCGCCTTCTTCTCCGAGAAGTGGATGCGCAGTTCCTTGACAACCTGATTGTAGTTCGTGCCGATGGCACGGAACTGGGCATGGAAATCCGACAGCTTGGTGTAGTAGTCCACCAGCGTCTTGTCCACCTTCAGCACCTTGAACTTCTGCCCGAAGAAGTGCGCCTTGAGAAAGACGGCTTTCGCGTACACGTTCGATTCCTCGTACATTGTCAGGAACCTGTTCCATTCCACATCATCGAAGCGCACCATCACGCAGTGCGTCTTCGGGTTCAACTTGGGATTTCTCCCGTACTTGCTCTTCTTTTTCATGCTTCTTATTCTTTCAATTTTATGGCTTGTCCATTGTTTAATCTTTGATTAAGGAACCCCGAAATTATCCGACTGCGGAGGATAATTCTGCCCACGGCGGTGAAGGCATTTTCAGTTACTTAGAATTATTCGGGTAACTGAAAATATATCTTGCTGTGTCTTTGAGGACACAAAAATCCTCCGCCTGTCGGATTGATTTCCGAGCGTAATAAATCACTTTGGGTATCGGTTAAGCCGATGAAGTGTATTCACCGACCTGACCGATTCTACCGTAATCCCGTCAGAGCCTGCGCCACAGCTCGATGTCATTCCGATAGGTGTCGAGGTGCAGACGGACGAGGTTTTCAATCAGCCCCGATGCGCTCATGCCCTTTCCTCCGAGGAAGCGGACAACCCTGTCAAGTTCGTCACGCACCTCCTCGCTGACGAACACGGGCTTACGGTTGACAATCTTGGGGACTTGGAGATAAGTGGTGCGGTACTCCTCCAGCGACAGTCTGCGCTGCTTGCTGCTGACACGCTTCTGCGGCATTGCCGTTTCCCCGACCGCCTCATTTGACGGTTCATCCGCCATAGCGGTCTCCGTTTCCTCCGTGACGGTCTTGCCGGGCTGTTCCGGCTCATCCGGCTCCAGACCGATACGTCTGTAGATGTCATTCATCGACTTGGGAGTGTAGGATTCCCTGCGTCCCATCTTTTCCACGATTTCACGAGCCTGCTGCTCTGTGATGTTTGGCTCTCTCTTCATTGTAAAAAACAAATTGATTAAGTTATTGAATGTGGTCTTGGTAAGCACCTCGACCGATTATCGTGAGCAAAGTAAGATGCTTCAGTGCAGTCTGTCAAGCACTTGGATTCTGCTCGGCATTTTTGTGTGGTTTTGCTTTATGGCGGTTGCTAAAGCGGTGCGGACTTCACCGTTTTTCCGGATATGAATGTCCGAATGAGCAAAGGCTCAACCACGAGCGATTTTTAATTAAGCCCTTATTTGAGTTTCGGCTCCCCTCTAAAAACCGAAATTAAGGTGATAGCGATAATCTATACCCCGGACAACCTCTACCACACCAGTGCCACATGCTGCCAGTTCTGTAAAATCCATTGTCGGATAACGTATTGTATATTCCTTTGCGGCAAAAGGAATAACAACTAAAAGAAAGACAATATGGAAATCGTATCAATCGAAAGAAAGACCTTCGAGGCGATGGTCGCCAAGTTCGACCGCTTCGTCAGCCGTATGGATGCCATCTGCCATCGGCACGGTGAAAAGAAGATGAGCGAGTGGATGGACAATCAGGACGTGTGCCGGATGCTCAACATCAGCCCACGCACGTTGCAGACGCTTAGGGACAACGGCACGTTGGCTTATTCACAGATAAACCACAAGACCTATTACCGTCCCGAAGACGTGCAGCGTATCGTCTCCATCGTGGAGGACAGACGGAAGGAAGCACGATTCAAAGGCAGGACTATATAAACCAAGTATAGTACATAACTGATAATACCCACTAAAATCCAAAGCGTATGAATGAACTGATTAACAAAGACAACGAGTGGATAATCCACTTCATGGGCAGCCTCGACCGTCTGCTGGACAATGTAGAGCATCTGACTGCCAACTATCGCCCGACACTGAACGGGGAACGTTTCTTCACCGACAAGGAGGTGTCGGCACGGTTGAAGGTGAGCCGCCGGACACTTCAGGACTACCGTAACGAGGGGCGTATTGCCTACATTCAGTTGGGCGGTAAAATCCTCTACCGTGAATCCGACATCGAAAGGATGCTGGCTGACGGATACCGCTCCGCCTACCGACTGAAAGCACCCTGATTTTCTTGAAGGAGCGCAGTTTGCCGTCTGCCCATACTTGCGGAAGCAATGGTACAACAAAAAGGAACGGTTTGCGGATGAAGCATCAATGTTTAGCTTCATCCGTAAGCCGTTCCTCTATTTCTTCTGATTTCCCGTCAGTCGCTTGTTTCCGTTGCCGGATGCCCAAAATGCGTGTGGTAGGCAGTGGCAAGGTTTTCGGACTGAATACGCTCAAATCCGTTTGAGGAAGATTCTGCCCGAAACGGCTCTGCCGCCTGACCTTGCCACTGCCGTCAAAGTCACACGCTATCTTTGCATCCGAGCATCGGGAACAGGTGGCTGACGGGAAAATATAATTTTAGAGACATTTTATCGAGTTGAAAAATACTCTTCTCTTTGTCGATAAATTTTATCCATTAAATATTTGAACATCCGATGATCTAACTCTCCTCCACAATTCATCATGATTTCCTCTGTATCACGCATCAACTTTGTATATTCTCGATCAGCTTGTTCTATATCCATTTTCAAAGAAGAAATTTTTTCTAATTTGTTAACAATTCGTTCATATTCAATAGCTGCAATTGAGCTACGCCTAGATATACCTTTTCGCCCCTCATGTACCATCATTTCCATCATCATTTTCAGGTCATTCATTTGTGAACGCATAACATCTAAAGCAAGCACTTCTTTATTAGAATTGTCAAGATTAGGTATAATAGCAGGGGAACTCAAGGCCATTAACTTAACAATAGAATTTATATTTCCAGAATCTCCTTCTGCCGCTTTAGTTGCTTCAATAGCTTCTTGTAGACTTTTTTGGCTTTCCAGAACTTCATGATATTTCATCTCTTTTGAATACTCAAGATATCTCAAGGGAGCAATATCAAATATTTTAGGAGTACCTTTTTCTTGTATTAAAACGACAGGCTTATCAAATGCCTGTCGTATTCCCAGTTCAAACAATACATTGGGATTACGCGTACTTAAATCACAAACAGCTATCGGAGCATCTATAAGTTTTTTTAGTATATCTAAATGAATAAAGTTTGTTTCCTTTACTTCATCTGCCCTTATTGCTGTAAACTCTGTTTTATCTATTGCTGGTTTTATAATATCGTCATAGACATGAGCAAAATGTCCTTTTTCATACCCATCACAATCAGCAATAGGCATGATTACAAAACAATTTTTATTTTCTCCTTTTGACATATCTTATTAAATTAGATTACAAATATAGCAAATTCCTTTGAATATGTATTATATAAAACAAGCCTTTAGATAGCATTATAGCTACAAGGCCTAAAAAACTGATTTAACAAGACATATTATAAAATTTTGTTATCATGGTCTTTTATTTTCTTTTGAATTTTCAGTTACTTGTTTTCCGCACGAGGATGTTTCAAATGCGTGTAGTTTGCAATGGCAGGATTTTCGGGTGGAATACGCTCAAACCCGTTTGAGGAAGATTCCGCCCGAAACGGCTCTGCAGCCCGACCTTGCCAATGACGTCAGAGCCACACGCTACCTTTGCATCCATACATCGGGAACAGGTGGCTGACGGGAGGAATATCAGCTATACCACAGGTTGCCACCATTGCCATAAGAAACCAACAATGTGACCGGATTTCCTTTCTTGGTGGCGCAGATTTTATTTATTACGAACCGCCTGAACAAATGGGTTTCCTTACTGCATATCCTGAATGCAATGGCTATAATCATTTCAAGGCTGTAAACGTCATAACTGATACCATCGGGTTGCCTGATATATCGCATTGTATCGGCTTCGCTCAACTCCTTGTTCTTGTAGATTACCCGTATCGCCTTTCGGATGTCGCACGAGAATACCCCGAACAGGTCGGCTATTTCAAATTTGGTCATCCATACAGGTACAGTCGGTATGGTAACTGCTCCTGTTTCACTGATTGTAATTATTCCTCTGTTCATAATGCGTTTATTATTTGATGTTTATTCTCTGTTTTATTTCTTTTCGCCAGCCGATATTTTCTTTCTGCGCTCCATCAGTTTGTCCATATCCTTGGAGATTTTATCATCGGTTATCCGTGCATATCCTTGTGTCGTCCTGATATTAGAGTGTCCCATCATCTTAGCGATACTCTCAATCGGAATGTCCGCAGAAATCAGGAATGTTCCGAAGCTGTGCCGACTTTGATGATAGGTCAAATTTTCCTCTTTCCCTATGGATACTCCCAACTCGTGAACCTCAAACCATAGGGCATCACGGTTGGGAAGAGGAAACACGGGCTTCTCATCATCAGTTGTGTTATACAACGACAATATCTGCTCCGCTATGGGATGCAAGGGGATGAACGCCTCCACCTTTGTCTTCTTGCGGTTGATGCGGATATACCGTCTGCCCTCTGCATTTGTCCCGATATGATGGGGATGAAGAAGCTTGATGTCCACATACGCCAGCCCGGTCAGGGTCGAAAAAATAAAAGCCCGTCTTGCCAGTTCCATCCGCCTGTCATACATCGGTGTGGAAAGTATCTTCCTGAACTCCTCGCGGCTGATGTACCTGTGCCTTGCCTCCGGCTTTGTCTCATACTCCAAGTCCTCGCAGGGATTTACACGGATAATCTCCTTGTCGACTGCAAGGTACAACAGCCGGTTCAGCCAACACAGACAATGGTTGGTCTGTGAAACCCCGAAGTTCTTGCATTTCTTCAAGTGGGCTTTGTAGGACTTGCCGAAATCCTCCGTCACTTCTTCAAGAGGAAGATCTTTTCTCCCGATAGACGCTATAAAGTCCGTCAGGTACTTTTGGTAGTACATTGAAGCCCGATAGGAGGATGTGGAACCAATCTCTTCGGAATGCTTCTTCAACCGCTCCCGTTCCCATTCACCCATCTGCAGAAGGGTAGTCGGATGAATATTATTCAAGGATATATGGTTTTTCAACATCTCGGCACTGACCACGCCTTGCGATTTAAGTATCTCGGCATAGGCTTCCTCCGTCAGACGCAGGTATTCCCGTAAGCGGTTGTTCTCCCTGATGGTCTTTATCTCATTCTTCTTGCCGTTCCAATCTTCGGGGCGGCAATAGATACCGGTACTTATGGCGGTCTGCTTGCCGTCAATGGTTATACGGCAGAGTACGGCGGTCGTACCGTCAGCCTTAATCTTGCTGCGGTTGATGTATGGCAATAATGAAAATGTGCTTCGCATATCGTTGTTGGATTTATAGGGTCAGTTTGAAATCTTGGGTCGCTTCTATGAACTTGTCCATGTCCTCGAACAGTTTTTTCGGACTGACACGGGCATATACCTGAGTGGTGGAAATATCGGAGTGCCCCAGCATCCGGCTGATGGTCTCAATCGGCACACCTGCTTCGAGCGTGATTAACGAGGCGAAACTGTGCCTCGCCTGATGATAGCACAAGTCGTCTTTAATGCCAGCCAATGTCGCCAACGCCTTCATGTGTCTTCGGAGATTTGGCCAATGCAATAAAGGGAACAGTGTGTCCCTGTCCTCGCTGTGATACTTCTCAATCAGCGCAACCGCTTCGGGCAACAGTTTCACGCTGGCACGGAGTTCGTTTTTCTTTCTTCGATACTTCAGCCACAAAGCCCCGTCCTCATCCGTATATAGATTCTCATGGGTAATCGAGACAACATCCGCATAACAGACCCCGGTGTAGCACCCGAAGAGAAACATATCCCTTGCCAACATGTGGGATTTGCGGTAAGCAGGTATTTCCACATCCCGGATTCTCTCAAACGATTCACGGCTCAATGCCCGTGGTGTCGTTTCAGTCTTCTTCGGCAAGGTAAAATGCCGGAAGTGGATTCTGTCGGCATAGCCATCCTTATACGCCAGACGGCATATCTTTTTCAAAATGACAAGATGATGGCGGACGGTATCTATCGCATATCCCTTGTTTTCCATGGCGAATGTCTGATAGTCATGGATGAACTGTTCCGTAAGTTGCCCGAATGCCAAATCCTTGACCTTGTACTGATGCTTGATGAACTCTCCGAGTGTCAGACGCATATAGTGATAGCCGGGATAAGTTCCTTTCGCACGGTCAATACCGATACGGGCTTTGAGATCATCACAGACAACATCCGTCATTCGCATGAGCGTCATCTGTGTTTCCATGCAGCCTTGAAAATGATTCTTCACATCGGTGGCATCAAAATCCACTTTACGGCTCATAAGGCTGTCGAAGGCGTTGTTCACCGCCAACAGCAGTTTCTCAATCCTGGCATTGGTTGCCACCGCCTCCTTGCTCTTGCCGTTCAGACGGCTTTCACGTGGGTTCCACAGTTCGGGAGTACAGGATAGCTTGCAGCCGAACTGCGCCATCGTGCGGTTCACGGTGATGCGTCCCATGATGGGAGCCTTGCCCGACTTGTCCAGTCCGCTCTTTTTTAGGTAGAGCAGCACCTTGAATTTTTCTACTTTCATACGCCTATACTTTTAAGTGCAAATTTACTTGCCATATAAGCGTCCCTTGACACGCAAAACACTGTGTATGAGTGCAAACAAAACGGTGAGGATTTCTTTTCATCGCTTGTCGTTACCTATTCCCGTTTCGGTAACTGCCCGGCTAACGGTTTGGTAACTGAACAACCTCAATATTCCGTTGCCGTTTGCATTTTCTCAACTTTGCAAAATACTGAAATATCGCTTATTCCTAACGGTTTACGTTTAATCTTTACCTGTTCGCTGTCGCTTGCTTTGCCATGTATATTCCACTGCTTCCGTCATTCGTACGCCGTCATACAAATCTCTTTAGGCACAGATATTTATACTGTATCGAAAATGCTTACTCACAAAAATGTTTCGACAACACAGATTTATGCTGATTTGGTCAATTCCAAGAAGCGAGAGACGGCGAATAAGATTTCGTTGAAATAATATAGCTCTTATCTTACCTACTAACAGGTTATATCTGATAAATCTATCGGATATGACCTGTTTTTATGTTTGCTTTATCTGACAAAATCGCTATCTTTGAAGAAAATTGAGTCTTTAAATGAATAACTACAGCTATGATAAAAATATATGGAATGAAAACTTGTCCAGATTGTACGTATGTAGAAGAGCAAGTAAAAGGTAATAACCAATATGAAGTCATCGATATTGGTCAACACGTAAGAGATTTGAAAGCATTCTTGAGACTAAGAGATCATCATCCGGCCTTTAATGAAGCCAAAAGTGTTGGAGCCGTTGGAATTCCTTGCTTTGTATTGGAAGACGGTACGGTTACTTTGAGTCCAGAAGATGCCGGATTACGTTCACGTCCTATCAATGAAGGAGCAACATGTAATATTGACGGAAGCGGTTGTTGATTATGGCACAGAAAATTCTTTTCCTTCATGGTTTCTTTGCATCAGGTACATGTATCCCAGCTCTTGCCTTGAAAGAATATTTCAGCGGTAAGGCAATAGTCTTGAGTCCAGACTTACCCCTGCATCCACAGGAAGCTATCGACTTTATCCAAAGATTGTGCAACCAAGAACAACCTGATATATTGGTAGGAAACAGTAATGGCTCGTTTTTGGCACAGATAGTAGCATCTAAAAACAATATCCCTGCTTTACTCGGAAATCCTCATTTCGAAATGACACGCTTCCTGATGGAACGTATTGGTCCGCATGAATACAAATCACCACGAGCTAACGGAAATCAGCAGCTTGTCATTAACCAAACATTGATTGATGAATTCGCAGAACTTCAACAGCATCAATGGGATAATTGTCAGGTAGCTAACCAAGAAAATATATGGGGAATATTTGGTGAGAATGACCATCTAGCACACTATGAGCCTTTATTTTTAATGCATTATAAATATTCATACCACTTTCCTGGCGGTCATACTCCAACAGCTGAAGAAGTACAAAAATATTATGCGCCATTAGCGGAACAATTATTGGAATTATAGCGTAACTTATCATATAATATAGAAAGGATACCACTTTTGTTTATTATATGATAAATTATAAATTCAAGTCTTATATTCAATCCCATAAATTAATCCGCCCCTATTCCATCTGAACACTTCTTACTTTCCCAATAATAATCAAACTATTTACGACAATTAGTGACGTTTGATGAAGTCTGATGTCACTCTTGTCATTTTCTGATAATACATAATCAGTAAACATTACCTTTGCTCACGAACAGTTAAACATACGGCTTATGTATTTGAAGAAATTTGAATATTTTATTTTAGATTCTAGTGTAGCTGGAACATTACTTCTTATGGCACTTGCCATACGCATTGAAGCAATCAATGCAGGCTTTGATCAGTTCAGCTCAAATATTATTTTTATATCGGTCTTTATAATATCTATAGGATTATATATATCAATGCAGATTGCATTGTATGAGATAATCATATTTTTATGTCATCATAGCAAATCTTTGTCTATCCATGAACATCTTAATGATTCTGTGATTGCACCAGAACAAGCATTTATGGGATATGAAAAACTCCGTTCGAATACTATTACAGAACAGAAACGTACGAACGATAAAAAGCTAGAGTTAGTACATACGTACATTCATCAAACAATGGCTGCCTATACAAGCCAAGAAAATCTGCAGCGCCTCTGTGCTTATATTTCAGATTTCTTTCAGGATAAAACTGCTATTGATATTATTCCTATAAAAGTAGATTCAAAATTGAAAGCTATAGATGTTATGCATTTGGGTTGGAACATAGGTAAAGCATTAGGTAAACGACGTTCATATACAGCAGAATTCATTAAAAAAGTATTTGCTGATACCATGAAAGAAAATGAAATCAACACGATAATCAAAAAAATGTCTCACTCAGAAACAGAATGCCTGATTAAATTAAATCCACATATAATTCAATAAATCAGACTTTATATTCATAAATACTACATGAACAAGTATCAATCCTCAAAAGCAAAAACAGATAGTATGACAAAAGAACCTATCACATTCGACAAGCTTCCGCAGGCTGTAAGCTATTTAACAGAACAAGTAGAGAAAATTTACCAATTAGTTGAAACCCTACAACCACAGAAACTTGATAATCAGCATCAACTAATTGACATAGATAAGGCTAGCATACTTATCCAAAAATCAAAACCGACAATCTACAGACTTGCTCGTACAGGTCTCATCCCAGCCTATAAACGCGGTAAGAAATTATATTTCTATGAGGATGAACTCCTTAAATGGATAGAGGCTGGCAAAAAACAAAGCCAACCTCTATCCTATCAGGAACAATCCGCACAAATACTTCGTGGGATGAAACGTAAACCTAGAAATGGGGTTAATATATGATTTAGTTTACATTTTTTCGACTCTCAATTATTCATTCTTTTATTAATTAAGCTCTATTATATTTATTTCTATTCTTGTCTTAATTTATAAATAAGCATCCTTATAATGATCTTTTACAATGATTTATAAAATAAACATCTTCTTCTATTTCATGGCATTCCCGTCTTTTCCTTTAGGAATTATACTAACTTCAGTATTTATTTCATCATAGTTAACAGCAATTATTCCAATAAAACCATTCTGAATATCTAAATGCTGATATAATGTAAAATAAGGACTTATTTCTTCATAATTTCCAATTCTATCAGTCAAAAATTGAGCTAAACTTCTCTTAGGAAGAATTAATATTCCTCCTATTAAGCTATTTTGAATAATGCCAACAGCTATTTTATTTAATGCTCTATGTAATGAAGATATATTTCCAGTTTCCCATTCCACAGCAAATACACCTTGTGAAATCTTTTTTATAACATCAATGGGGCCTGGATTAATACCATTAACGCAAGTCATCTGTTGTTCAGCCAACCAACCTTTGCTTTGCAAAAATGACACAAAATTCTTCTTAATAGGAACAACCCCATTACCTTTCCTTATGGGATTTATCAAAAAAAGATTTTCACTTCCCCATACAACGTGCTGAATAGCAGAATGAATTTCCTCTTTGATAATCTTAAAATCTAAACTTTGCGTAAAGTTTCCTTTAGCAAATAAAGTAAATTCTTTATCTATCTTCATATTGCTTTTCAAATAATTCAAGTAAAGATGACAAGTTTAAATTAAAAGCTTTGGATATTTTAAAAAGAGTCATCAAGGTTGGTTGTCTACATCCACGTTCTAGTAAAGAGATATATGTTCGATCTAATTGGCAAAGTTCTGCCAATTTTTCTTGAGAAATTTTCTTATCAGTTCTTAATGAAGAGAGAAAAATCCCAAAGTTTTTTATCAAACAATCTTCCTTCATATTATTTTTTTTTGCAAATTTGCAAACTATAGTCGCCATAGTCAACAGACTATAGTCTGAATTTATTAATAGCTATGTAAGAATATGAAATCATTTTATGAAGCAATAGGCATATTAAATAAAAATAAAAAAGAAAAAGAGCAAATCTCTATTTTATTAGAGATTCCATTTGAAATGTTGGAATACTATAATAATAATCATATACTGCCTGACTCCGGAGTATTGAATAGAATAGAACAAAAAATAGGTATTTCCAAATTTGACATCATGTTAAAAATGGGGATATACACACAAAAGCTTAAAGAATGCCTCAGTAATAAATCATCCATTTTGTCATTAGACAATAATATTGATCTAATCAATAACACTAATGTAGAGTTGGCATTTAAAACCAACTTTGGAAAGTTATACCATGGTGATTGTTTGGATTTATTATCCACACTTGAAAACGAATCATTCGATTTAATTTTCGCAGATCCCCCCTTTAATTTAAATAAGTTATATCCATCTAATATTAATGATAATCTTAAAAAATCCGAATATCTAGAATGGTGTGAGAAGTGGTTAGACGAATGCATTAGAACTCTAAAAATAGGAGGAAGTCTTTTTATCTGGAACCTTCCTAAATGGAACACTTATCTATCTTTATATTTAAATGAAAGATTAACATTTAGACATTGGATTTCTGTTGATATAAAATATTCATTGCCAATCAAAGGACGGTTATATCCATCTCATTATTCTTTATTATATTATGTAAAAGGAGAAAAACCAAAAACATTTAAGCCTGATAGATTACCAATGGAAGTTTGTGGAAAATGTTTTAATGAAATAAAGGATTATGGTGGATACAAAAATAAAATGAATCCCTTAGGTATAAGCCTTACTGATGTATGGTATGACATTCCACCAGTACGCCATCCAAAATATAAAGCAAGAAAAGATGCAAATGAATTATCTGTCAAACTATTAGACAGAATAATAGAAATGTCCACAGATGTTGGAGATACTATTTTTGATCCATTTGGAGGAGCAGGAACTACATACATTACAGCTGAAATTAAACAAAGGAAATGGATTGGAATAGAAATAGGACCATTAGATGATATTATCAATCGTTTTAAAAATATTCAGACTGATAGGAATTTGATATTAAAATACCGAAATAATTATAATCATCTATTCTCTCCTACAGTAGAAAAAAAAAGGATAGAAAATCATTTATGGACATGTAAAAAATAAAAACGATATATTTATCAATCCTTGCACTAAAGTATTGATATTATAAAAATATTCATATCACCATTAAATAGATATTACTATATAAAATATTATATTAATAAACAATCAAATATAATATTGTATATTTTATTTCAGTGAAAAAACATATCTATTTTCTGATAAAAAATAGTCCGATAATTAAAAATATATTTATAATTTAATATAAAAAATCATGTATAAAATCACATTAAAAAATATCAAATCGATTAATTATTTAGAATTCTCTTTCCCAGATAAAAATGGAGTGTATTTATTGACGGGAGGAAATGGATGTGGTAAAACAACACTTCTTATTGCACTAAATAGATTGGGAGACAATCTCGCTTTTAGTAAAAATATTAAAACAAGTACTGCAGGATTTGACTCTTTTAGAGATGCACAAATTATATATAGCACTGAACATGATTCTGTTATTTATCATCGAGCTGGTATCAGATGGGTACCAACTCCTAGAAGTAAAAGTAATCTGATTAAGACTTTCCCTTGTCAAAATATATTATACCTTAGTACCTCTGGCTTAAGGTTTTATGCACAAGAGCCCAAAGATCTAAAAGATCAGCGTCATAATGCAGTTAGTGACGAAATCATTAATCCCTTAAATGATATATTAAATACCTCTAAATTTAATGACTTAAAATATATAAAAATAAAAAGTCCCAAGGGGAAACAACGCCACTTACATAGGGATAATAAATTATATGTTATAAAAGACCCTAAAAATAATTATTACTCTGAACAAAATTTTAGCTTAGGAGAAAGACTTTTATTAAACTCTCTTGACTTTATTGAAAAAATAAAAGAAAGAAGTCTTCTTCTTATTGATGAAGTAGAGTTGGCGCTACATCCTATTGCACAAATTAAATTTTATGACTATCTAACGAAAATAGCTAAAGAAAAAAAATTAACAGTAATACTATCGACCCATTCTAGTTCGCTCATAAAGCATGCTAAACACAGAATCTATCTTGAAAATAATAACGGACAGGTATCTGTTCTAAATAATTGTTATCCTGCTTATATTCTCAGAGATATTGCTACAGAAGAAGATTTTAGACCAGATTTCATCTTCCTTGTAGAAGATATTATGGCACAAAGGTATATGCATTATTTATTATCTAAATACCTAAAAGAAATAAATAGTAAAATTATATGTAAAATTATTCCTGTTGGAGGACATAAACAGGTAATTGAACTTATGGAAAAATATCCAACATTGTCATATCCTAAAAGCAAAATACAATCAATGCTTGATGCAGATGTAAAAGATACGTATAAAGAAGTTTCAAAAAAAAGTGACAAAACAGATGCTGATGCAGCATATATTGATCTGTTTAGAAGAAACAAAAATAATATTAGCTTTTTAAAAATTACGCCTGAACTTAGAACTTGGGAATGGCTACTTAGAAATCCCAATATTTTACAACAGAATATAGAAAGCAAATACGGAAGACAGTCATTTTATGTATCAACAATTGTTCAAAAAATCGAGGAAGAAGAAGCTATAAATAAGAATAGCAACAATTTACGTAACTGGGCAAAAGGCTGTTTTAAGAATTTAGCATCTAAAGTATGCCCTCAAATTATAGACTTTAACGAAGCAGACCTATATAAATGTATTTTTGAAAGTTATGTAGAAGATTTCACTTCTAACCAAACTAACATGAATTATATCAAGGGGTATTTTGGCAGAATATTAAATAGGAAATAAACAATATAAAATATATTTATCATCACTGACATCCATTAAAAATGAGTGGACATAGGTGATGATAAATATCGATAATAAACAAATAGCTATTAACATTTTAGATGTCATCTATTTAGGGATATTCAGTAAATAATATAGAATTAGCCAACTAATTCATACTTAAAGTATTGCGAATTAGTTGGCTTTTTTGTATCTTTAGGTATTCCCCCGCAAATAAGGTTTGACTGCCAAAACGGGGGTAATTCCCTAACAAAGATATGACTAAGATACAAAATATTTCAGAAATTCACCCAACTTTGGGGTTTACAGAATTCGATATTCTGGAAAAATATCGCAAGAGTTTTAATGAGAGTGAGCTTGGCAGGCTTCATTCGGTGTTCCCGTTTGAGTGTATGGCAAAAGCCGCAGGTCTGTCGGAACAGCCTCTGGGCCGCAGGAACATTTTCAGTCCTTCCGCAAAGATAGCTCTTATGGTGCTGAAGGCCTATACCGGATTTTCCGACAGACAGCTGGTGGAACATCTCAACGGGAACATACACTACCAGCTGTTCTGTGGAATCATGATAGACCCGTCATCTTCCATAACCAACTACAAGATAGTCAGTGCCATCCGTAATGAGATAGCATCCCGTCTTGACATTAACTCCCTTCAGGAGGTCCTGGCTTCACACTGGAAACCTTATCTTGAGAACCTTCACGTGTGCATGACCGATGCCACACCACATGCTACGAGAGCCATATGCGTTTTCCTACAGAGATGAAGCTCCTTTGGGAAAGCCTCGAATGGCTCTACAGATATATCTGCAAGCATTGCGGGGAGCTTGGTATAAGACGTCCCCGTAACAAATACAAGAATGTGTCAGAGTCCTATCTGTCCTACTGCAAGAAACGAAAAAGGAAGACTTCAAGGACAAGGATGCTCAAGCGCCGTATGATCAGACTTCTTGAAAAACTCCTCATACAGAGGGATGAGATTCATAGAGAGTACGGAACCTCACTCCGATATACCCGGGATTACCAGAAACGTCTTTCCGTCATCAGAAAGGTTCTTGTACAGGAAAAGGAACTGTTTGCAGGGCGGAAAGTCAGTGACCGTATCGTTAGCATTGACCGTCATTATATACGTCCCATCGTAAGAGGCAAGGAAACCCAATCTGTCGAGTTCGGCGCGAAGGTGGGCAACATACAGATAGACGGCATATCGTTTATCGAACACATCTCCTTCAAGGCCTTCAATGAGGGTATACGGCTTAAGGACTGTATCCGTATGCAGCAGAAACTCATGAAGGTGAGGGTAAGATGTGTGGCTGCCGATTCCATATATGCCAATAATGCCAACAGGAAGTTCTGCACGAAATATGGAATATCCACTTCCTTTGTGCGTAAGGGAAGGGCGGCAAAGGATGAGACATTGAGAAAGGTACTCAGAAGTGAGCTGTCAAAAGAAAGGGCCACACGGCTTGAAGGCAGCTTCGGTACTCAGAAGCAATATTACTCGCTCTCAAGGATAAAGGCCAGAAACAGGAAGACGGAAATACTGTGGATTTTCTTCGGAATACATACGGCAAATGCCGTACTGATGATAGACAAGATCAAAAACAGAACGGCTAAAGCTGCATGATATGATTGTACTCACAGAATCAGAAGAGGTCATCAGACTTCTTACAGAACTTCATGTCCTGTCGGATAGAATTATGTGAGAAAGCAAAGAATAAGGACAATAATAATGGCATATGAAGTGGTTATGTTCTATCATTTTCATAGGCCATCTTGTTTTTTAGGGACATTTACTGAATATCCCTATTTAGTACTAAATTTCAGACGCCTTTTCCTTGTAATTTTTATCCATTACTATTATCTATTCCATTATATTTTACAAAAGTTATAATACTTCTCTATGGAACATATTTTCCATGTCAGCCTTAACTAACAGGAAAATATTCAAATAGTTACAAAAGCTAATATGCTTTTTCCATATTATCAAAAAGTATATTTTCATTATTATTTGTAAAACGATATTTTACTAATATTAGATCAGTTCCATAATTATTAAAATATACAAGATATTGTTATAGTTTTAGAAGACCATTATTCAAAGTACTATCATCATACTTTTATTCAGATTCAATCAGATTATGATCTAATACAGTATATTGTAATATTATTTCATTTCTTACAGCAAATATCGCCCTTTGCCACTGACTGTGCAAGGCGGCCCTGTCGGGCTGGTTGGCTGAAAAAAAATCATCCTCGCTTCGCTCCGGTATTTTTTTCTGCCAAGCCTTGCACCGGTCATTGGCAAAGAACAGCTGGGCCAGTAAGAAATTGAAATACTGGCTCCACGGAGCCGGTCATGTCTAATTTAAATAAAAGAATATGACTGAAGAAGTTGGAAAGAAGGTATGTGAAGGTACAGTAGCAGACCTCATGAAGGACAAGACCGGAAAACAGACGGTTATCACGTTGACAAGAAAGAATGCTTACCGAGTGAAGAAAATCAGAGAACAAGGGACGGATGACGAAGCCGTCCTTTTTCATTTCCGTAAACGCTGTACGGGAATGGGCTCCTATGTACACACCATCGAAACGGCAGACGGGGAAACAGAACTGCATCCAAATGAATTTGAAAAATGGGAAGCAGTGGAATTCCTGTATTCTGGCTATCTGGAAGACCTGCTTGATGCTGCATACAACGCATACAGATGGAGTTCCTTCGAACCTGAAGCAAGGGCGGAAACAGACATCATGCAATATGAAAAACAACTTGTAGAGGATCTGAAACAGATTCCGGAAGAAAAGCAGAATGAGTATGTCAGTGCATACCATAGCAAGTTCTCCGCCCTGTTGGGCAGTCTCTCACGATGTGCCAGTCCGATGGTGACAGGACCTGCCAAATTCAACTGTCAGCGTAACAACAAGGCCTTGGACGCATACCAGAACAGATTTGATGAATTTCATGACTGGCGTAACCGCTTCAAGGCTGCCATGGAAAGAATGAAAGAGGCTGCCAAACCGGAAGAACAGAAGCAGGAAGAGGCATGGAACCGCCTGAAGCGTGACATTGCAAGCAGCGCACAGACTATTCATGATATTGATACCGGTAAAGCAAGAGGATACAGCCGTGCCCTGTTCGTCAGCAGTATCCTTAATAAGGTAAGCACCTATGCGGGAAAAGGAGAAGTGGAAATCGTACAGAAAGCAGTGGACTTCATTACAGACTTCAATGCGCAATGCAAGAAACCGGTTATCACTCCGCGGAACCGTTTCTTCCAACTGCCGGAAATGGCACGCCAGGCCAGACTGAAACTTCAGGAAATCAAAGAACGGGAAAACCGTGAACTGAAATTTGAAGGCGGAATGCTGGTATGGAACTATGAGGCAGACCGCCTGCAAATCCTGTTTGACAGTATTCCGGATGACCAGAAGCGCAAGGAACTGAAATCATACGGTTTCAAATGGTCGCCGAGATATCAGGCATGGCAACGGCAACTTACACAGAATGCCGTATATGCAGTCAAAAGAGTGTTGAACCTTCAAAACCTATAAGACATGAAAGACCGATTGAAATATGTAATCGATTCCCGCTACTTCGACGGAACATGCCTGACAAGTATGAGTGACGGATTCCACAATGACTATGGTGGGGAAACAATAGAAGAACTGCGCATACGGGAAAACAATCCCTATCTGAAAGCCGTAACACCTTCTGATATAGACAAGAAGCTGCGGCTATACAATCAGTCCCTGTCCGAACCGTTCAAGGAAATCACCGAAGAAGACTACTATGACCTGCTGGATGTACTGCCACCCTTGCGCATGAGACAAAACTCGTTTTTTGTGGGAGAACCGTATTACGGAAATATGTACTCTTTCTGCTTTACCCGTCAAGGAAGATATTTCAAGGGCCTACGCTCCGTACTTACTCCGCAATCCGAACTGGACAGTCAGATAGACCGTCACATGGAAATCATCAACCGGAAAGCCGTGATCTCAAAAGAGGAAACAAGCAAAACGGTCACAACCGGAACCAGACTCATTCCCTATTATTTTTCACTGGACGGAAAACAGCCCGTATTCATCTGCAACCTTGTCATCCAATCAGATTCCAGACAAGCAAGGACGGACATGGCGAATACCCTGAAAAGTCTTCGCCGGAACCATTATCAGTTCTATAAAGGAAAAGGACATTACGAAACTCCGGACGAACTGATAGACCATGTATCAGGAAAGAAGCTCACCCTTGTTTCCGACGGACATTTCTTTCAATATCCTCCCGACAGGGAATCAGTAACTTTCATCGGACACATCAAGGAGACATCAGAGGAATTTCTTTTCCGGATCTATGACCGTGAATATTTCCTGTATCTCCTAAAAAGATTGAGAACCGTGAAAAAGGAGTCCGCACAGAAACAAATAAATATCAAATCATAACATTCGGGGGAATGCGGTAGAATAACTGCCGTATTCCCTCATAAAAACAATACAAGTATGAACAAATCAAACACTCTATACTGGAAAACAGCCACAGATCCGGCTGAACGCATTGAGGTCAGACTCGTCCTGAACAGTTATATCGACAATGACAATCTGTATGTAGGACTTGAATCCCGGTCTAAGGAGAATCCGAAATGCTGGGAATCCTACACGGACATCACCGTCAACCTCAATTCCCTTCCCCTGTTCCATGCCTATGTGGACAACCGAGACTGCAACAGACACGTACATGATTTCCTGACCAGTAACAGAATAGCGGAGCCTGCCGGATTTGAATATCAGGGATTCAGAATGTTCCGCTTCAATCCTGACAGGTTGAAGGAACTCGCACCCGAACAGTTCAAGACAATCAGCGCCAAACTGCCACCACAGGATGACATGATAAAGGACATCATCTATCAGGAAAGACATTTCCCTTTGAGAACTGTTCAAGACATTCACGGAATATATATTGTTTCAAGCAAGGAACTGGAAGAATCTCTGATCGAAGGAGTACGGAACCTAAATGCTGCGGCATATGAACTGCTGGATGGCATCTGTCTGTTCTGCTCCACACAGGAACTGCGCTATCTTACGGATGCAGAACTGATAGAAACAATCTACGCACAATAAAAAGGAGGAACAAATATGAAAACCGGAGACATTGTATTTCTGAGACGTCCCTATAAGGGATACCGTGCCGTCGAACTGATGGAAAGACTGGAATGCCGCTGGCTGGTCAGGATTGTCGAGAGCGGTCTTGAACTGGAGGTATATGAAGATGAACTTATATCAGAATTTTAATACGAATAAAGTGTTATGGAAAAATATCAGTTTGCATTCCATTCGGAAATAATCGGCTATACCTCTCCTCATATCGGCGAGGTCAGAAAAGCCATACACAGAAAAGTGGAAAAGGAAAAGTCTGCCGCCATAAAGAATGATATTGAGCTGCACATGTACAAGGTGCATGACGGCATACCGGTTCTCCTTAACACCTGCTACCTGTATGATGAAAAAGGATGTATGGTACACGGAAGTATCAAGAGAACCAAGGATTATCTGCTTGAGACATGGAGATACCATACAAACAGACATTCCAAAGGTTTCAGTTCCACAAGAATCAGGCCCTGCACGACAAGCAGGGCTTTTTCATTTGTATAACTCTTAAAATCAGGAATCATGAACCAGACATTACAACTTACAGACTATATTCCACAGTATGTAAGCCTCTACTACGTGGACTACCGGGATGACCTTGATGAGCATGAAGACATCCAGGAGGAATGCATCCGTTCCAACAATATGGAAAAACTCTATGAAAAGGCATACGAATGGTATGAGGAACAGGAAAGCTCAAACATGCACGACTATCTGGAGGAGACAAGAAAGAACATGGAAGCGGACAATTTAGCCGGAGAGTTTGAAGAGCATGAAGATGAAATCAGGGAACTTATCTACGACCGGAACGATTCCGACCCGGTAAAGGACCTGATACGCAACTCGTCCGTCACTAATTTCTTCTATTCGCTTGGAGTGGAAATCAGCGGATATCTGACCGGTTGTTCACTGCGGGGAGAATCAGTCGCCATGGCCTGCCATAAGGTACGCCGCGCACTGCATCTGAAAAAGGGGCAGTTTGACGAGAAGATTGAAGAACTGGTAGAGAATGCCACATACGGCGGAGAACTGCGCATCTACTTCAACGCCATGTTTGACAGGCTCATCAGCAAAGACCCTGAGAACGATTTCAAAAGCATCCGTTTCCACGGGAATGTAGTGGTAGCCATTGCCGACAGCCGGAACGGTTCCGGACATCATGTACGGATTCCGCTGGACATCACTTTCCCTTTCCGAAGGGAGAACCTGTTTGTCGATTCACAGGTACACTATTCCTATGCCAATGAAGTCTGCGGCATGACTAATGACTGGTGTGATTCCACAAAATGGGAAACGGGCATGATACCTTTTACCGGATCTGTCCGAAAAAGCCGGATGGCTGAATACAAGAAACAGGAAGCCGCTCAAGCAGACACGACATTAATTGACAAAATTTTCAAAGAACTACTTTTATTTACCGCAGAACCACTTAGACTTGGCTAA